GCACCAGGGCGCAGTCGGTAAAGCGCCGCCGCATCGGCAGCCGGTTGATGTGGATGCTCTCGCCGGTGATCACCAGCGCCGCCGTGCCCGGGCGGGCGGAACCCTCCACCCGCCACGAAGGCACCGTCACGGTCGCGTTCGGATCCTTCACATTCGCCCGGTTTTTCTCGCCCTTGTACCGTCCCATTCTGACGCCGTTGACCGTCGGCAGCCGGAACGCCGGGCGAATGCCGTACCTCATTTTCTCGCCTTCCTGCGCGCGGGCTTGCCGTCCTCTTCCTCGGCCATGCGCTCGCGCACCTTCTCCTCGTACTCCAGGGCCGCCGCGGCCTTGCCGAACTTCAGCTGCAGCTCACGCGCCTCCTGCATGGAAATCTTTTCCTCGTTCAAGACTTCGTAATCAAACGCGCCCTTGCCGCTGTTGCGCCACTGGCCCATCCCGTGGAAGATGCCGTAGTCCATCGCCTCGATGATGACCTTCGCGTCCGCGTCGTTGAAGCAGATCACGTCGAAGGTCAGCTGTGTGCCGGCGGGCACCGTCTCCGAGTTGGCCAGAGCCGTGCGCGGCCCCTGGGCGGTCTCGGCCCGCAGCGGTCGCTGGCAGTTGCCGATCTCGTTGTCGTTGACCGGCATCTCCAGGCGGATCATGCGCGGCTGCACGAACACCGTGCCGTCGATCTTCTTCTTGTGGTTGGTGAAGGATTTGCACCCCTCGGCGTCCCCCGCCTTGCGCAGGAAGCCGATGCTCTCCTTGAGGTAGCCCCGGATCTGGTAGTCCCACATGATGGGGCAGCCGTCCTTGTCCCGCGGGAAGATGGTCATACTCTTCTCGACCACGCCGTCCACGCCTATCGCGGCCACTTCCTCCTCCAGCTTCTCCGCGTCCTCCGCCTTGCTGGCGATGTAGGTCTCGTGGATCTTCTTGTCCGCGGCAGCCGTGCCGAGCATTTCTTCCATCAGGGTCACACAGATAGTCAGCTTCTTCATGTTTGTTTCCTCCTCATTTCACTTTAGAAATCTTTCTCTCTTCACGCCCAGCGTCTTCTCCAGGCGTTCAGCCGTTGCCTCGCGGATCATGGGGGCGTCGGCCAGCCGGTACAGCAGCGTGTTCCAGGTTTGCGCGCCTGTCCGCTCGCTCTCCTTGTAGCCCAAAGCCTGCCACCGCTCGCCCGCCTGATCCCGTGTCAGTCCCTTCTCGTGCCGCACGGCCTCCAGCATGTTCACGCTCACCGTGCCCGCCACCGCCCGCGCATGGGGCAGCTCCTGGGGCGCCGGCGCCTGGGGGACGTCGCCCTGGTCGCCCAGCAGCTCGTCCACCTCGCAGCCCAGCGCCTCGGCCAGGATCTGCGCGTGCCTCCGCACGGTCTTCTCCTTGTTCCTTTTGTTGGCGGCCCCGCGGATCTCCTTGATGTACCGATCCCGAAAGGCCAGCCACGCCATGCCTGTTTCCTCCACCCGCCTGTGCAGCGCGTCCATGTCCAGGGTGTTGTGCGCTGTCCAGGTCTCGTCGCATTGCCTGTACCAGTGGTCGTCCACGTCCAGGGGCCGCGGGTTCGGCAGGCCGTTCGGATCCTTCTTCCTGTCCGCCAGCCAGATGCGCCGGTTCAGCGGATGCCCCAGGGGCTTCACGGCCTCGCTGTTCATGCCCAGGACGCGACCGATCTTGAGTGCCAGCGTCGGCAGCGTCTGACTGCCGCTCAGCAGCACCCGGTACACGTCCACCAGTCCGATCCTCGCGCACCGTGCCTCCGCCTCGTCCTCGTCCATGCCGTTGTCCCGCAGCCACTCCCTCAGTGGACTCACCTTCTCACCTCCTTGCCTCAGCGGCTCATGTCCGGTCAATCCTCGCCCCGGCCAAGCGCACATTGCTTCGCTCACCGTGCCCGCGCTGTTGAAGTCCATGCCCGCGCGTCTCGACGCCTTGTGAGGTCGGGCGATGCCTGCGCCTTTGCGTGCAGAGCGCACAATCCTTTGCCGGTGCGTCTCAATTCGACGCCAGCGCCCCGCGGATCAACTCAGCCCCTGCCGGTTCAATCCCGTGCACTGCAGATCGGATCAACGCCATTGCAAGACATTCATTGCCTGAGCTGTTCTGCTCCGTTCAAAGCCGCCGCCGCTCAGATCGCACAGCCCAGTGCCTTTGCGTCACAAAGCCTCGCCACTGCACCCAGGTCGATGCCGCTCCTGTGCCCTGCTCTCTGTTGCCATTCCATGCTCAGCCCGTGCCGAGGAGGCATAGCCGTTCAGAGCGACGCCGTTGCAATCTCATCTCAGCGATGCCCTTGCGTCTCAGCTTCAATCAGGGCCACTGCCTGGCTTTTTATTCTATGCCCTTGCGTCGCAACTTATTTATCCTGTCAATCTCTTCCCCCGCCTTTCTGTCCTACGCAAGCTGTGCCCACGCAAGCAGGGCCACCGCTCTGCTGTTCCGGATCCTTGCCGATCCATCCCATCAATGCCCCTGCGTTCCGCTGCTGATCTATTCTGCGCTAAGCCTTGGCCGATCTTGCCGATTCTGTGCTTTGCCTTGGCCGATCTGGTCGCACCATGCTATGCCTTTGCGAAGCATCTCCGATCAATCCCCTGCCACAGCTGTGCTCCTCAGATCTGCGCTCATCCGATGCGGCGCGAGTCATTTCTATGCCAAACCTTCACCATGCACTTCTTTTCCATAGCGCTACATCTCCATTCTCTGCTTTTCCGGGGCTTATCTTGTCTACCCCGTGCATTGCCGCAGCGGAGCCGATCAATCCATCGCAGTTCCAAGCCTTTGCATTGGCAAGCCATCCGTGTCTAATCCGCCGCGAGTCGCAGCCCCTCCACGCGATCCATGCCCATGCTTCGCAAGCCATTGTCTAACTACGCACTTCCGCCGCCCTTCTTGTCATTGCAATGCTATTCCGGCGCCTGGCCCAGCTTCTCCCGTGCGTCTTCGCAGCGACGCCAATCTCTGCCCAAGCATGTCTCATCACTGCCTCTGCAAGTCTGCGCGTTGCATCCGTAGCCCTTGCCAGTCAATGGGTTGCCATGCCATGCCGAAGCGCTTCTATGCAATACCGTCGCCCTTCCGTGCTTGTCAATGCCATGCCTGAGCTGTCATTGCTTTCCCATAGCGGTTCTTTTGTACGCAATGCCCGCGCGAACCATGCCCATCAATCCATTGCATACCCCGCAGCCATTCTTCGCACTTCCATGCCGCCCGCAGCTCCGGTCTTATCATCGCCTCTGCCCGGCATACCATTGCGGTTCTCATCTATGCCTCTGCAGTCTCATCGGATCTATCCACTTCCCCCGCTTTCCGTTGCTCTTCATCGCCTGTGCGCACTCCTCAGTCAGTGCCTATGCCCTGCCATGCGGCTCGCTTCCCGTTCCCTGCTCCATGGCTCAAAGCAAATCCCAAGCGACTCAACCCGGCTCAAATCCCATGCCAGTCATGACTTTACTATGCCCACGCCATTCGCATCGCGGAGATGCAATGCCCGTGCTAATCAGGTCTTTGCCAGCGCCTCTCTATGCTTTGCCGTCGCGCTGTCTGTAGAAGGAAAAGCTGCCCCCGAAGGTTTGCAAAGGGCGATCGGAAAGCCCTTTGCCCGCGCCCGCAGGCGCGGAATCCTGCTCACGGCCACCCGCAGTCCACCCGGACCTCCCGCATCATCCCGCGGATCACCTCGGCCTTCCGCTTCTCCCGCTCCCAGGCCTTCTCGTACCCGTCCTTGGGTGTCAGCCCGTTCTCGCTCCTGGAGAAGTTCCGCATCGTCGCTTCCACGATGTTCAGGCACTCGCTCAGCGTCCAGTATCTTTCCCTGGCGCTCTCCATCATGGCCCGCGCCTTGGCCTCCACCGCGTCCTGCGGCATCATGCGTGCCTCACTCATAGCGTTAAATAGCTCAACCTCACAAATCCCTTGTCCGTCACAGCCCACTCCGTGCTTGTCGCGTAGACCTCCACCAGCTCGCCGGGCTGCAGCCAGCAGCTCCTGTTGCGGCATCCCATGCCGTCCCACGCGGCCACGCGACCCGTCGCCTCCACGCGCATCTGGCAGCGCGTCAGATCCACCGGGTCGGTCGTGATGTACTGGCTGGACACCCAGCCGCTCCCCGCGTCCGTGGGCAGGTCGGAGGAATGCACCCACCCGCCCTTCTTCGTCGTGTTGTCGATCGTGATCCTGTCGCCCAGGTACAGCCGCCCCGTCTTCTCGCCGCTCACGTCCGGACGGCTTCGGACGTTCACGTGGGCCATCGGCCCGCACATCACATACCCGTCGTAGCGCGGCCCCATCGCGTAGGCGATCTTGTTGCCCGCCAGGCACCCGCACATCACCAGCACCGCCACGGCCTCCAGCACGATCACCAGCCTGGCCGTCCTCCTCGTTTTGAATCGAATCACGCGCATGTTTGTTCCTCCTTAGCCTTGCCTCCCCTATCAGGGGAGGTGGCGCGCAGCGCCGGAGGGGTTGCTATTCCTCCGGCTCCTCGTACTTCCTGATCCAGGAAACCTCGTCCCAGTTCACCACAACCTGCCCGGCCCGCAGGAGCGGCTTGATTCCGACCACCTCATGCGTGAAGACGGTCTTGTCGAGATCCATCACCACCGCGTTCCCGTTGGTAAAGTAAACCTTGATCTTCATGGCCGATCACTCACGCACCCCTTCGCCGCTGCCGGATCCATCTGCGCCAGCTGTCCCCGGAGGATGGCGTTTTCCGCCCACAGCCGCAGGTTCTCCTCCTCCAGGGCCTCGCATTCCCGCGCCTTCGTCCAGTCGTTCCGCCACTCGCAGAAGTCCTTCTGCATCTGCTCCTGCACGTTCGTCATGAACTCGTCCGCCAGCTGTACCTGTCTGTCCAGCGCGTCCAGCACCTCGTCGTCGTTGATGATGGTCTTGTTCATGGTCTCGCACTCGGTCATCAGGTCGTTGAACTCCTCTGTCAAGGCCTGCAGATGCAGGTTCAGCTCCTTGTTGATGTCCTGCGCCTCGGCCAGCGCTTCCTCCGCGCCGTCCAGCTTGGCCTGCAGGGCAATCACCTGCTGCTGCAGCTGCCACGTCTGCTTCCGCTGATCCTCCAGCCCGTCGAACAGCTCCTTGTTCTTGTCGATCTCCACGCGCAGCGCCTCGGTCAGCTTGCTCCGCTGAAAGATGCTCATGTCGCCCCTCCTGTCTCCGCGGCCCCGGTGTACCACGCCCGGAAGGCCGGTGTCGGTATGTGGATCGTTTTGCCGATCATCGTGTAGTGGAAGCCCACCCGCTCCGGATAGTCGCGGATGGTCAGCCGTAAATTCTGCGGATGGCAGCCAATAAATTCAGCCACGTCCTCGCACGTGAGGAACGGCTTCCCCGTCTCCTCGATCTCCTGCCAGGTCTTCATGGGTCATTCCTCCATCAGCTTCCTGGTCAGCTCCTTGATGTCTTTCCGAATCTCTTCCATCAGCTGCTCGTCGTCCTCCGGTTTGACGACTTTTTTGATACCCTTCATCTTGTCGGTGAACTCCAGCAGCTCGCTCTCGTCCATGTTAAAGATGATTTTCTCTTTCGCTTTCACCATCACCGTGAAAAATAAGGCCAGCTTCCTATCGTTCTTGTACAGTGCCGAATAGATACCGTGCACCGCGTTCAGGGCGTCCTCCAGGATCTCCACGCCGGTTCCCTTCATCTCCGTTTTGCAGGTTCTGTTTTCACAAAGCATGCGGATCATCCGTTCTCCACCTCCTTCTCCTCGTAAGCCTTCCCCTTTGGGGAAGGTGCCGCGTCAGCGGCGGATGAGGTCATGCCGCTCGCCGCTGCCAGTCCCGACACAAAGCCCTCGGCCTTGGCCTTCAGCAGCTCAGGCAGGCGCGCCATCTGCTGGATGATCGCGCCCTTCTCCGCTTCACTCATTCAATCGCCTCCTTGTTTTTGTGGTGTGCTGTGTTCCGTAACACATATTAACGCCTGTTTCTGTGTTTGTCAACACCTTTTTAAAAATTATGTGCTTGACAGCACAATTCCGCGTTTGTATAATGATTCTCGGAAGGAGGGATTAAATGAAAACGATTTCCGAACGTATCAAATACGTCAGATTAAACGCCGCCGGAAAGAAGCTCTCCCAGGATGACTTCGGTCAGTCCCTCGGTCTGTCCAGAGGCGTGATAGCAAATCTGGAAGACGCGGAGAATCGGCTTCCGAACGGCATCCCCGACAGCACCATCAAGCTGATCTGCGCCACCTACCATGTGAGCTATCGGTGGTTGACGGAGGGCATCGAGCCGATGCTGGAGGCCGGCAGCGGGGACGCGCTGATCGACCGCTATGCCCCGGACGCGGACGAGCACCTGCGCGCGGCCATCCACCAGATGGCGTCCTTCACGGACGAGCAGTGGGCGGCCTGCCGGGATTTCATCGACTACCTGGTGCGCGCCGTCGATCGGATGCGCGAAGACAGCGCGGACTAAAAAAGGAGCGCCGCGCGGGCGCTCCTTTGTCTTTACTCTTTCTTTCTCTGGGTCACAAACAGACGGTTGCACAGGCTCCACACCCGCAAAAGGGCGCAGTCATCAAGCCTCTGCAAAAGCCAGAGGATTTCGTTCTTCAGTTGTTCGGTATCCATGTTCAGTCTCCTATCTTTTACTCGCCGGCGGCTGAACTATTATAAGCCACAGAAGGGAGGGCAATTGTGTCGAAATGTAAAACCCGCGGCAATCGTCAGGGCACGGCCTACAGGCGCGGGCGAGGCTGGGAAGCCCAGGTGGTGGTCGGCTGGCGCGTGCCGGAGGACGACACGAAGAAGCCGATCCCCATCAAGCGCCGCAAGGCCGGTTTCCGCACCAAGACGGAGGCCCTTGCCTATTGCGCGCAGCTGCTCCGCTCCGATCCCACGCCGAAGGCCATCACCCTCGACGGCCTCTACCGTGAGTGGGAACCCTTCTATGCGCCCCGCGTCACGCCGAAGACCCTGGAGGGCTACACCCAGGCCTACAACCATTTTAAGCCCCTCCACCACCTGAACCTGGACACCATCACCACCGCCGATCTGCAGCGCTGCATGACGGAATGCCACCTGGGGAAGCGCATCCACCAGATGATGAAGGCCACCGCGGGCCTGCTCTGGAAGTACGCCGTGGATCAGGGCTACGCGCACAAGAACATCGCCGCGAACCTCTATGTCGGCAAGGGCGCCGCCACCCAGCGCGAACCCATCACGGAGGACGAGCTGAGGAAGATCCACACCGCCGTCGGCGTCATGCCCTACGCGGATTACATCTACGCCCTCTGCTACCTCGGCTTCCGCCCCGGTGAATTTCTCGCCCTGCGCAAGGAGGACTACCATCAGGAGGATGATATTGCCTACCTGGTCGGCGGATCGAAGACCGACGCGGGCCGTGATCGCCGTGTGGTGATCCCCGCCCAGATCGCGCCCATCATCCGCCAGCGCCTCGCCGTCGAAGGCACCGACCTCCTCTTCCCGATGGCCACCCACAGCCGCAAGGGCGAATTCACCGGCTACAAGCCCATGACCCACGAGTATTTCAACAAGCACGTCTTCAAGCCCCTGATGTCCACCCTCGGCATCGCGGAGGGCAAGGTGCCCTACAGCGCCCGCCACACCTACGCCGACAAACTCAAAGCCGCCGCCGGCGACGCCAAGGACAAGGCCGCCCTCATCGGTCACACCGACTACGACTTCACCCAGCACCGCTACCAATCCACCTCCCTGCAGGATCTCAAAGCCGTCGTCGATTCCCTCGGTTAACCCCCTGTCCCCCAGGGGGTTTTCTTGTGGGTAGTAGTGTGGGTAGTAGCGCGAGATTTCTTGATATTTTCCAATACTATCCACTATAACCCCATAACCACCAAAAACGCAAAAGTCCTTGAAATCTCAACGATTTCAAGGACTCTCATTGGTCTGGGTGAGAAGACTTGAACTTCCGGCCTCCTGAACCCCATTCTTTTGACATTCTATATATACCAACGGGTTTAGACATCTATGTGGGTAGTAGGTGGGTAGTAGCCACCCCAAAACCGTGCGGAATCCCGCACGGTTTTCATTATGAAAAGGGCTGCCTTTGAGGTCAGCCCTTGTTCTTTCTCGCATCGATATAATTGCCCGACTTCAGCCGGCTGTCCGGGTATTCTGCATCCGCTGGCACGAACCAGTCACGCCCGATCTTGACCGCTCCCGGAAGCGTGCCGCGAAGGCACTTTTGCCGAACCGTCGCAGGATCCCGGCCTATCCGTTCAGCATACTCAGCGATGGGAATGAACTTGTCAATCTGCATATTTGCCTCCTACGTTATCTTTGTACCACCGGACAAAATCACCATGCAAATGTTCTTTCGCTGTGAGGTATGCTTTGCTCGCTTCTTCCGGTGTGGAGTAAAAGCCCAGCCTGTATCTTTTGCCCTTGAAATAGATGACGGCTATCCACTTTCCGCCGCCATGCGGCCACTTTTGCCAGGATACGCCGCGGAAACCGGATTTGTTATTGATCTGCGGTTTGTCAGATAATAACTTGCACACGCTGGTGTGGTCGATTAGCCCGAACTTGGCAGCTGGATCGCCCGCAAGGTTCCCTGCTGACTTTTGCCGACGATTGCAGCCGCACGATATAGTCCCGCGGTGTAAGAGGTTGCGCGCCGGGATGTCCACCAGCGCGCCGCAGTCGCATTGGCAGTGCCAGATAACAGACGAGCCGGAGCGCCTGCCGGTATCAGACAACACCAGCAGGCGCCCGAATCGCTTTCCAGCTAAGTCTATCTTTCTCACAGCTCCTCCACGAAGACGCCGCGATCTTCAGGCGTGTGTCCCGGATCGCCCTCATAATCGTCCTGATAGTCGCCGATGCCCTCTTTCCAGTCGTTCGCCTGCTCGACGAGGTACTCGACATCGTCTACAGTATAGGCTCCGGTCTCCTCGTTGTACGGCAGGTTGCCGACCGAGAAGA